TCACAAATGTGCAGAAATGACTGGATATATACAGAACATGACGGTAATATGTGACTACCAAATTAAAGGAGGTCACAGTTTATGACAGTACACATCAACGCACAGGGTGCTGAACGCAAACGCCTGGTATTGACCATTTCAAAGTGGCTCGATATGCCGGTTAAATACTGCGGAGCGCCCACATTCAATTACGAGGTGGATTACTTCACCATCGACAAGAACGGCAGTCTTCACTTTGACGACAGTGCTGATAGCGAGGTTATCGAAAGGCTTCTCGAACACCTTTACGATGAGAACTTCGATATCGACCAAAGTCATACCGAAGAAGATGAAGTTAAGGGCATCGCTATTCAAATCCCGATGGCAGAGTTTACCGAAGCCTCACTTCAAAACCTTTTCGACCTGGTCGAGTCGAAGGGTGCTTTAATTAAAAAGGCACTTGGAGTAGACTACCTACCCATCAACCTTATCGGTGAGCGTTTGGATTTTCCTTGGTTCGCTTCCGACAGCTCGCCGGAGGAAATCAAAGCGTATATGCACTTTGTTTCCGCCATTTGCGAAATGGCAAAGACGCAGAAACGAATCAACACAACCGAGAAACCGGTTGATAACGAAAAGTACGCTTTCCGCTGCTTTCTCCTTCGCCTTGGATTCATCGGTGATGAATATAAGACCGAGCGAAAGATTCTGCTCCGTAACCTGGAAGGAAGCTCGGCCTTCAAAATGAAGAAGTACAAGGTGGAACTCGACAATGATAATTTCAAAATATTCAAAGCCGAAAACGACCGAAAAGCACAGGAAATGGCGTGGGCAATCGCAAAAGACCACGGCAGTAAATTTTGCGAAGTATCAGAATACAAGGAGGAACAGTAATGTTTGGAATCAGCGAAGCCGCATTAAAAAGCCTTAAGGAGAGATTTCCTGCCGGAACTCGTGTAGAACTCATCCATATGAACGACCCTTACAACACCAAGTTAGTCCCCGGTTGCCGTGGCACTGTAAGATGTGTTGATGATGCAGGCACCATTCACGTAACCTGGGATTGCGGAAGCTCCTTGGGTGTAGCCTATGGTGAGGACTCCTGCAGAAAGGTAACCGAAGATGATGAGTGATAAAGTTCGAGAGCAGATACTCGTCGTCCGTGATACCGGACTTACCAACATGTTTGATATCAATGCGGTTCAGCGAATTGCAAACGATATGCACTTTTACGAGTTGGTTGTTTACCTTGAGGATAACCGCAAGGAGTATGTGAACTTCATCCTTTATGGTGACAGATAAATGCTGTAATATACACAGTATTTACCCTCAAAGATTGTGTAGTTTATTATCGCAAAATGACTGGATATATTTCGATTATGACGGTAATATACACTCACAACAAAACAAACGGAGGTACACACCATGAAGAAAATTGAACTTTTTGAAAGAGCCATCACCGAACAGGCAGCAAACCTTAAGGAGTACGGTATCAACGGCACCGCATTCTGGGCATACCGCAAGAGCATCGAGGCTGGCAACGACCTGGTTGACTTCTCCGAGGTCATTTGGGACACCGACATCGAGGCAATTGTAGAGACCTTCAAGAAAGCCGGAGTTACCGAGTTCACCATCAGCAGCACCTTCTCAAGCCTCATTCCCACCCTGGCAGCCTTTGAGAAACACGGCTTCCAGATGGCAGGGCTTACCGAGGTCAACGCAAACTACACCGATTGGCAGACCGGCGAACGCGCCCACATTCCCGCCATCCGTATGATGAGCATTTAAGGAGGGTAAAAGTAATGTTCACAACCATCGAAAAATTACAGTGCAAGGTATCCGCTTCCTACGGAGCAGTCATTCAATACGGAGACAAGGTTTTCGTTACAGACATTCACTGGAAAGGCGGATTCGTTGCAGAGATTTATGAGTTCATCGAATTCCCGGAAGACACCGGACTCGGTGATATCGAGTGTCGCTTAACTCCTTGGGCGGTTTCCGAACAGACCTTCAAGGATAACGGTCACGCCATTGCTTGGTGTTATGAGCAAGTAAAATAACCATGAGCTAAATTTTATAGCCTTGGGATAGAGCCGAGAGGCTCTGTTCCTCGTATACGGCAAGTCGCACCGATTATGGTGGCGGCTATTTTTTATAGCATTTTGAGGAGGTGAACGCATATCAGAAAACTGAAGAAGTACAAGCCTACCCGTTTTATGAACAAGGGCTCATATTACGATAAAGACTCTGCTGATTTTGCGGTCGCCTTTATCGAGAGCCTATGCCACACAAAGGGCACCTGGGCAAGAAAGCCGTTTGAACTTATCGATTGGCAAGAGCAAATCATCCGTGATGTATTCGGAACGCTTAAGCCCAACGGATACAGACAGTTCAACACCGCCTACATCGAAATACCCAAGAAGCAAGGAAAGTCGGAATTGGCGGCTGCTGTGGCTCTGCTTTTAACCTGTGGTGATGGTGAAGAACGTGCGGAGGTTTACGGCTGTGCCGCCGACCGACAGCAAGCATCCATTGTTTTTAACGTGGCTGCGGATATGGTTCGTATGTGTCCGGCACTTGCAAAACGAGTGAAAATCCTTGACTCACAGAAGCGAATCATCTATCAGCCCACGGGCAGTATATACCAGGTGCTTTCTGCTGATGTTGGTAACAAGCACGGCTTTAATACCCACGGCGTTGTTTTTGATGAGTTGCACACGCAGCCGAACCGAAAGTTATTTGATGTAATGACAAAGGGCTCCGGTGATGCACGTATGCAACCCTTATACTTCCTTATCACTACGGCAGGCAATGACACAAAGTCCATCTGTTATGAGATCCACCAGAAGGCAAAGGATATCATCGAAGGTAGAAAAATCGACCACACATTTTATCCCGTTATCTATGGTGCGGATGAAGCCGACGATTGGACTGACCCCAAAACCTGGAAGAAAGCAAATCCCTCTCTTGGCATTACGGTTGCCATCGACAAGGTGCGTGATGCTTGCGAATCTGCAAAGCAAAACCCCGGCGAGGAGAACTCCTTCCGACAGCTCCGCCTTAATCAATGGGTTAAGCAAGCGGTGCGTTGGATGCCTATGGAGAAATGGGACAAATGTGCCTTTGCAACCGATGAGGATGAACTTGAAGGCCGTGTTTGCTACGGAGGTTTTGACCTTTCCTCCACATCGGATATTACGGCATTGGTGCTTGTCTTTCCGCCCGGCAATGATGACGATAAATACATCATTCTTCCGTACTTTTGGATACCAGAAGACAACATTGACCTTCGTGTTCGCAGAGACCACGTTCCATATGATGTATGGGAAAGACAAGGCTTCTTACAAACCACCGAGGGTAACGTCGTTCACTACGGACATATCGAGAAGTTCATTGAACGGCTCGGTGAGAAGTATAACATTCGTGAAATCGCATTTGACCGTTGGGGTGCTGTACAGATGGTGCAAAACCTTGAGGGTATGGGTTTCACCGTTGTTCCTTTCGGTCAAGGATTCAAAGATATGTCTCCGCCTACAAAGGAACTAATGAAACTGGTGCTTGAGGAGCGCATCGCCCACGGCGGACACCCCGTTCTTCGATGGATGATGGATAACATCTTCATTCGCACCGACCCGGCAGGAAACATTAAGCCGGATAAGGAAAAATCCACAGAGAAAATTGACGGTGCTGTTGCAACCATTATGGCGCTCGACCGTGCTATTCGCTGTGGAAATGATACTACTGCTTCGGTTTATGATAACCGAGGCATTTTATTTATCTGATTCGGGGTCAACAACATCCTCGTCGATAAGCCTACCGGTCTTTTTATAACGCAGACCTTCCTCGGAGTTGTAGATGGGTTCGCTGAGAACATATTTGCCGTGATAAAAATCGGAAATGTTCATATCGAGTGCCTCAATAACACGACAGGCCATTTGAAAGGATGCGGTCAAAATGTTTCTTTCACCACTTTCAAATCGTTGGTAGCTTTGCATAGGGATTTTAGCCTTCTCCGCTACTTGCTTTTGTGTAAGGCCAAGAAGAACTCTGCGTTCAAAGAGAATGCTTTTTTCCTTAAAGTGGACGATTTGAAATCCGTCTAAATTAAAATCTTTCATTACAAATACCTCGAAAGCAAATTCAGCCAATTGGCTGTGTTTATATGATACATCCAATTGGCTGTTTTGTCAAGAGGCAATTTTCAAAGGAGGAAATGCCAATGGGCAGATTATCAGGATTATTTCGTTCCAGAGATAAGCCTCAAAACCGAACTGTAGGTAGCACCTACACCTTTTATATGGGTGGCTCAACATCCGGCAAACCCGTAAATGAAAGGTCTGCTATGCAAATGACCGCCGTGTATTCCTGCGTGAGAATTCTTGCAGAAGCGGTTGCCGGACTTCCGTTGCATCTTTACCGATACACCGATTCGGGTGGTAAAGAAAAAGCAATCGACCATCCGCTTTACCTTTTGCTTCACGATGAACCCAACCCCGAAATGAGTTCGTTTGTGTTTAGGGAAACCTTGATGACACACCTTCTCCTGTGGGGTAATGCATACGCACAGATCATCCGCAACGGCAAAGGTGAAGTCTTGGCGCTGTATCCGCTGATGCCGAACAAGATGACAGTTGACCGAGATGAAAACGGCGAACTGTATTACACCTACCAAAGGGCAAATGAAGAGGCTCACACAATGGAGGGTTCAAGCGTAGTGCTGAAACCTTCCGACGTACTTCATATTCCCGGACTTGGCTTTGACGGACTTGTAGGTTACAGTCCCATTGCTATGGCTAAAAACGCTATCGGTATGGCAATTGCCTGCGAGGAGTTCGGTGCCAAGTTCTTTGCTAACGGTGCAGCACCTTCGGGTGTGCTTGAACATCCCGGCACTATTAAAGACCCCGCCCGTGTGCGTGATGCGTGGCAGAGTCAGTTTGGCGGTTCAGCCAATACCGGCAAGGTTGCTGTATTGGAAGAAGGTATGAAATACACGCCTATTTCTATCTCTCCTGAACAGGCACAGTTCCTTGAAACGCGCAAATTCCAAATCAATGAAATTGCTCGAATTTTTAGAGTCCCTCCTCACATGGTAGGCGACCTCGAAAAGTCGAGCTTTTCTAATATTGAGCAGCAATCCCTTGAATTTGTGAAATACACCCTCGACCCCTGGATAATCCGTTGGGAGCAATCGATGATGCGTATTCTGCTTTCCTTCGATGAAAAGAAGGAGTATTTCATCAAATTCAATTTGGAGGGTCTGCTCCGTGGTGATTATCAAAGCCGAATGAATGGTTATTCCATTGCAAGGCAGAACGGCTGGATGAGTGCAAACGACATCCGTGAGCTTGAAAACCTTGATAGGATACCTGCCGAACAAGGCGGCGATCTTTACCTCATTAACGGCAATATGCTCCCGCTTGGTAACGCGGGTGCTTTTGCAAATATAACACCAACCGAAAAGGAGGAAACAGAAACCGATGAAGACCCAAGCGAAGATGTTCTGGAAGTGGACGAACCTGGAAACAAGCGAAGAACAGTCCGCAGAGCGAGTCCTTGAGTTGTACGGCACAATTGCAGAGGAAAGTTGGTTTGACGATGACGTCACTCCCAAGATGTTCAAGGACGAACTTTTCTCCGGTGATGGTGATGTTACAGTTTGGATCAACTCTCCCGGCGGCGACTGTATCGCAGCAAGCCAGATTTACTCCATGCTTATGGACTACAAAGGCAATGTTACGGTCAAGATTGACGGCATCGCGGCATCGGCAGCATCTGTCATTGCTATGGCAGGTACCAAGGTGCTTATGGCTCCCACGGCTCTTATGATGATACACAATCCTATGACCGGAGCATTCGGAGATCACGCAGATATGCAGAAGGCAATTGAAATGCTGAACGAGGTCAAGGAAAGCATTATCAATGCCTATGAAATCCGCACCAATCTTTCCCGTGCAAAGTTGTCTCACCTTATGGACAGCGAAACCTGGATGAACGCTAAAAAGGCTATCGAACTTGGCTTTGCCGATGACATCCTTACCGATGAAAAGAAGGCAGCCGAGGCGGATGAGATAGACGCATACGCATTCTCCACAAAAGCGGTGGAAGAAACGCTTATTAACAAACTCACCGCAAAGATTAAGGCTAAAACAACCCCCGTTGTTGCAAAAGCCACAGTACCCGAACCCCCGGTAAAGCCGGAGGAAAAACACGGCCGTTCTGTAGATGACCTTA